CTCATTCCCTGTTCGGTCTGAGGTATTTTCGTATTGGTCTGTGCAAGGTAATTGAATCCTGCAATCTGAAGTTGCGTCTTGAATGCTTCTCGAGTGTAGACCTGATCGAAGAACAGGTTAGCTCCCGATGTGAATGTTTTTGGAATGCCGAAATCTGGATAGGTATCCACTCCTGCATTCATGGCCTGCGTGAGAAGAGTTTGAGTCATCCCCGAGTCGGCAACAAGTCCGATAAGGTCTTTCAGGTGCATCGTGTGGGCGGTATTTGATCCTGAGAAATCAATCGACAATCCACGTCCAGCGTAACACGCCGCAAAGTCAAGGGCATCTGCCGCACTGAGCGAATAGTAGAGCATCCTGGTATGCGTGTATCCGGCATTCAGTAGAGTTGTGGCGACTCCCGAAATTGCTCCCGATACCGATGTCCCGATGAACAGGAGTTTGTCCATTGTTTGAATTGTCGGTGCGAGCTCTTCGAGGTCTGTGTCAGATGGAAGCGCAGTGAGAATGATGCCGAAGTATGATATCGCGCCATTCGTTCGGAGTACCGCGTCCTTGATTCGTTCCGCACCCGACGCAGCTCCGGTTGCTGTTGCTCCAACCATGTTGATAAATGGTGCAATATCGGTACCGGTCCCTGCTGTTCCGATTGTGATATCAGCGGAAGGTGAGGCGCCGGTAGCCGTTGTCTTGAGAGTTACTGTAGCATCCGACAAACTGCCGTCCACAGTGAACACAAGACCGGCAGCGGTTATCGCGGTAGAGTTAAGCGAGGTTGCGACAGTTGCAATGCTGGTAAGATCAAGAGTCCCGATCAAAAGATCAGCGGCGACCGCTCCATTGACAACAGCGTTCAGATTGTAGTCTGTCGCTGTCATGCCGAGGAAGTTCACTGGACCTGTCGCAAGTATCGTAGCAGGCTGAGCTGCGGCCGATGCAAGAAGCGGGATTATCACAAGATAACCGCCTCCCGATAGAATATTAGGCTGTTGAGAGAACACATCGTTCGCAAGCCGGTAAGTAGTCGAGCTCGAACCGTAATCCTGTGCGACTCCCTGCGGACTACGGTACACACCGTACGTTCCGTAACCTGTCGGAATCGGTACATCTGCGGTGAACATCGCAAGCACTGAAGTGTTCAGGTTCGCAAGTCCTTTCAGCGCCGAAAGCAGCGTTACCGTGATTACGTTCGAAATATCAAGTTTTGCCATCGTCATGCCCCCACAGCGGTCACATTGGCCGGGAACTTGTCAACCATCGGAATAGCGGCTGACTTCGTCTGTACATTGGATACTATAACCGGGATTCGGTACCTATGCAACGCCGCTGCACCTTCTACAGCTGACAGGTCCATCGGAGGAGTCGAACGAAAAAATGCGCACTGCGCGGCTTCTGCCGATTGCTGTCCGGCAACAGACTGAAGCGCAAAAATCACTTCTTGGAATCTATCCTGAGCATCACGATTTCGGGAAATGACCTCGATCGCAAACTCTTCCATTGTGGATTGACCCATCGTTTCAATTGCTGTCGAAGTATCTACAGTCGATGTGATTCCTACAACGCGAGTTGTCTGATATTCGATGAGGACGTATATCCCTTGGTCACGAGGCGCGTCGAATGTTTCATCCTTGATGACGACTCGAGACGGATCAATACCCATGTAGGTTGAAACGACTGATCCAAGAAGTTGTGCGACCTCGGTTATCGTCATACCCATTGAGCATACAGCGTAATGTCGGCAGAAGCAATTGTCAAAGTTGTTCCCGGCAAATACGTTGTTCCGCTTCCGTCAGCCGACGTGTTCCATGAAGTGAATGCGTAACCAGTTCTCGTGAATGTGTTTGTCGCGGACGTAGGTTGCGCGCCAGTCTGATAGGCTACCGTTTTCGGAACTGTGCCGCCATCTGATCCGTTGCCGTTATAGATGACCGAATACATCGGATCATTCCCTGCGTAGTCCTGCGTCGCTTCGTAATGTCGGAATCCCGCGTCTGACCAATCATTGATTGAATCGATACGATAGGATATTCCGTTGACGACAATCTGACTGTCAATCTCGAGGATCGGATTTGATGCTTTCGTCGTGATCGAAAACCATTTCCACGCGCGCTGCTCTTCCGGTTTCCTGTTGACTTTTTCCGGCTGGAGAGGTTGAACGTTGATGTCGAACGTGTAGACAATCGCGGCCTGCTGGATCACAAAGTTGAGAACTGATTTTGTTATGACGCGCACGGTTTGCCGTTTTGTCCAACCTCGAAGCGCTCCAGAAACATTTGGGATTGCCATTATTTCGTCCTATGGGTAATCGCGTGGCGCAATGTCCCGATATCGATCAGCGGCGCATCGGATCCTTTCTTCTCAATCGTTGAATCAGCATCCGGTTTCCATGTCCCGAATCCCCGAGTGTCGAACGCTTCCTGGATAACCGATTCTCCTGCTATTCCTATATCCTCGAATATCGCTTTGACATTACCGCTCTCGATATTTTTCTGTGCGTTTTTCTCGGCGTACTGCGCAATTTTCGCCTGTTTCTGTTCGAGTGGCATTCGGATAAATGATCGTTTCGGTGGATGGTCACCGGATATCGAACCGAACTCATTGTATGCGCCATAGGTTGCGACAGACATTCCATCCCCAGTGACAGCCGATTCGAACACGCCGATATCAACTGAATGGTCACCTTTCAGATTCTCAATAAGCTTTTCGAGCTTGGAAAAATCTCCCTCGATTATTGATTGACCATCCTGAATGCGAAAGCTCATTTGAGTACCACTATGATAGCGGCAATAATCGGAGGGATTTCAAGCAACGCAATGAGTCTCCACATTTTCCGGGAATATCTGATACCCTGGATGATTCGTTCCATGTCACGCGTCCAGTATACCTGACCGGCCAGTGCATAGCCTTTTGCAGCGGATTTACGCGCTCTGTTTTTCGCGCTCACGGTTGCGTCCCTCCGCCTATCGTGAACACTGCTCCGTCAAGATACGGCTTGCTCAGGATGAGGAACTTCTGCCCGTAGTAGCTCGACGCATAGAATGCGAACTCTCCGGCTTTCATCCAATCTGGAATATCCACCGATTCGCTGACGCCCTGTACTGACCGGGACGCCTGCAGAAACCGAGTTTGACCGCCAGTATCCGCGGCGTCTACATCGGTGATCACAAAGTGCGCGGCCAGATACAATTCAGCAAGCCATCCGGGAGACGTGAATCCCGGATAATCTGGCGGATAAAGATCGGGATTGAATACAGCCTCAGCCTCAGCAATGGCATTCGTGATGTCCGAATCCATGATATCCGGTTCGGATGTCCCGTAGGTCCATCCTCTGACGAACTGTGCCTTGAATGTTGATACTGTCGGCGTGTAAAGTCCCATCCTATTCCTCGGTGTCCGATTCGGACGATTCGGATTTCGGCGGACGGCCGCGCCGTGGCTTATCGACCTGAAGCGCTTTTTCTCGCTCGATCAATTTCGCTTCCCGTTCGTCAAGTGACTTTTCACGGTCGCGAATTGACTGTTCTCGGCGTTTCAGATCGCTCGCCGATGGTCCGGAGATTGCCGATGATGTCAGTTCTTTCGGGTATCGCGTGATGAATCGAAGCCCTTCAACTTCGTCCATTTCAATGAAACCTTCCCGATCAAGTGTGATGAGCGTCCCTTCAGCATTCTTGATCTTGTGAAATGCCCTTTTCCCTCGGTTGTAAACGGTAATCGTACTCATTCATTTTCCTCCACTCCATAGATTTGCGGATGCAGAAACATTCCGTTTGTCGGCGGGATGTGAACCTTTGCGCCACGTCCCACAGCAACTCCCATCATGTACATGAGATAGTCGCGCTGCACGCCGTATTCGGATCTATGTTCCATGTCCACACCTGCTATTGTAATGTCACGGTATCCTGTTGTCAACGCATAGGCGAGCATCCATGAAATGCTGGATGGAAAAACGGGGCCGAACTCGCGCACAAGGTAGGATACTGGCAGATGTTCGCAATCTTCGAACCCTTCCTTGTCCCATGCGATGACAACTCGATCTCGAATCCGATACAGGTACGGCTCCCAAATCAACGGATGGTGAAGCTGAAAAATCTTGTCGACCAAAACAGTGGGAACGTGGAAGTACGCGCTTGAGACAATCCACTTATCGCGAGTTTCATCTTCGGTAGCTTCGATCCATCCGCGACCTTTTCCGATAATGCACAGTGGTTTCATGGGATTATCATATAACGAAATACAGGAACAAAAAAGCCCCTCCGAATGAAGGGGCTTCGCTGATCGCCTGTCTATCAGGTAGAGGTCAGATCGAAATATTCAACCTCACGCGGTCGATTGATGAGAACGCCAGAGTACATACCGTAAGCAAGCTGCACCCAATCCATCGAGTTGACGGTACGCGGTTCAAGCATCGTGAAGTCGACAGGGACCGTCATGCTCAGGGTTTCCGGATCGTTTCGGTAAAGCACGTAACGCGGAGTAGTGAGCTCTGCACGGGAGTTTGCCACGATTGAGTAGGCAAGCGGCAGAACACGGAATCCGTCGTTGTGCGTCATCTTCTTGAAAGTGTTCTCAAGGTACTCGAACTTTGAAATGTTCGGGTAAGTGGCGGACGCTGCCGATCCGAGTCCAAGGTAGTCATCTGCCGGCATGACGAACGTGTCCGGGAGCACCGTGCTGTTTGAGTTGGAGAAGTACGATCCGAGGATGTTTTTGACGAACGCCTGGAAATAGGTGTCTGACATGTCAGAGATTGCGAAGTCGATTGTGGTCGTATCAATCGCAACCTGTGAGTTGTTCAGGAGTCCGGTCATTACCGTGTCACCGGGTTTCCCGAGGAACGCAAGTTCCTGGATTCCCAGATCCCAGTTTTTCTTCAGCGAACGCATCTTTGCTTCGATCGGATCCCACTTGGAAGCTTCAGCCGCCTGCTTGATTTCAAACAGCGTCCATTCAGCTTTCTTCCGCCATTTACCGGTCGGCATGCGGAGAGGAACCATCGACGCGTCAACCGTGGCTATCCGGCTTCCGCCCGATCCCACATCGCCATCGAAGAACGATCCGCCGGAATAGAACTCGGTATTCTGGATGATTTCGTCCATGAACCCGGCTTCTCCGACGTCCACCGGAACGTAATCCGGTATATCGACCTCGAAGAACTTTTGAGTGACAATCTGCGACCGAATGTAGGACAGGGTCGAGATGATGTACTTGAAACCCGCGGTATTCGGGTCAATGTCGCCATTCGAGTTGAACAGCGGTTTGCCCATGAGTGTAAGGTTTTTCATGTTACGTGCTCGTCCCTGCGGTTACACCGTCGGAATTGATGAGTACCCGTCCAAGACCGCCCGAAGCGATTTTGTCCAGGGTAACACCGAGTTTTGCCAGAGTGCCAACCGCCTGCACGTTTCCGGGAGTTGCGACGACCGCCGATACTTCCACGCCACGATTGAGCGCGCCCGCAGACTTGAACCACATCGGACATCCGTTGATCGCGATCTCGATCTTGTCACTAGGATAGTAGGTCGCAAGTTTTGTCTGCCGTACGACAGTTCCGAATATGGCCGCACTGTTGAGCGTTCGTTTTCCGATGATCGGGACGCCCGGAATGTCATTCGCGCCGAGGTCCACAAGCGATACCGCTTCGCCGGGCACGAGAGTGATGGTTGATGTTTCGGTCGGATCGTACAGACACGAAACAATGTTCTCGCCTCCAAAGAAAGTCAGATCAACTGCACCGACTTCCTGCGCAAGTTTGAATTGATTGAGATTGATGGTGCTCACTTGGTACCTCCCTGAGCTACCTTACGGGAATACCGGGCGTTCCCGCGTTCCAGCCGGTCATGCCGGGTTTCGGGACGTTCGATGCCTATGTCCTCGGACGTTTTCTGCGCTGCGGATCTGACGGCAGAATTGACCATCCGTTTTCCATTCGAACGGACACCGGGGCCCTGCGCGTCGGTGTCAACCACGTCCTGAGCCGGTGTATCGGTCGGAGGATCAGTGTTTTCCATCTGATCATCTCCCGCGGACGGCGCACTTGTTCCGCCTGATTTCGACTGGTACGCTGCAACAAGTTCGGATACCGCGACCTGCCGACCATCGACATCTACCATGTCGTCCATGTCAAGCGGCTCTTCAGCGCCCGATTCCTTGTATGCTGCTATCAGCTCAGACAGACTGGCCTGACTCCCATCGGGAAGCTGAACCATCGTATCGTCAGCATTGACGACCTGCGGATCTCCCTCGAGTGGAACCATTTTTTCCTTTTCGGCAGGTTTCGGAGCGACAGGCTCCGCGTTCTTCCGAAACAATTTGAGCTTCATGTTTTTAACCCCTTTCGCGTTTGCGCGAATTGCCGAACCCTCATATCGAGGTTTCGGGACTATTGCCATGTGCATATACTCACCGTTTTTCATTTCCGCATCGTAACTGATGTTGTGATATTCGCCACCGGGACCTTCCTCGGTCGGTCGATATGCGCACGATACGGAGTACCCGTTTTCAATAGCTTTTTGCGCTCCCGGGTCCCACACAAGCAGATTGACATGTTGCCAACCGTCATCTTCCCACTCTGGATCACTCGATACAATACCCTGGGCCTGGTCGACCGCGTTTCCAAAGTTGAACGCCGTTTCCGGTTCCGAGTCGTTGTGCAACTCAGGAACGAAAATTACGGGACAACCTTTGAACGTCGGCGCCATGCGATCTAACGCGTCTTTCGACACAAAGACCACACCGTCGTTGGAGTCTTCGTATGAGATAATCCCAGGCTCAATGAACTTTGCTCGATATGATTTCGGCACGGCATTGCGCATGGTTCGGGCTTTTTCGGCTTGAGCATCTTTACCCTGTACAACCAATATCTGGCCCATGCTCAATAATTGCGCGAAAAGAGAATTATTGTCAACATCCACTTGCGTAAATTAGTATATGTGATTATAATATAGGGATGAATTATCTTTCTGTAGCATCCGGCATTGAGTCGGCTACCGTCGCATGGCATTCGATCGGATGGGAAGCTGCGGCATACTCGGAAATCGAACCTTTCCCGTGCGCGGTGCTGTCTGAACGGTGGCCGGCAACACCGAACCTGGGCGATATGACCAAATACAGGGAGTGGAAAATAGATGGATCAATTGACATTCTGGTCGGAGGAACACCATGCCAGTCATTCAGCGTCGCTGGGCTCAGACGCGGGCTTGATGATCCGCGAGGTAATCTCATGCTCGTCTATCTCGCAATTGCTCGAGCATTTCGGCCGGCTTGGATCGTTTGGGAAAACGTGCCCGGCGTACTATCAAGCAATGGCGGACGCGATTTCGGATCATTCCTCGCGGGCCTGGCCGAACTCGGGTATGGGTTCGCTTACCGGGTGCTTGACGCTCAGTTCTTCGGAGTTCCCCAGCGACGCCGCCGTGTGTTCGTTGTCGGACATTTTGGAGACTGGCGACCTGCCGCAGCGGTACTTTTTGAGCGCGAAAGCGTGCGCGGGAATCCTCCGCCGCGCCGAGAAGCGGGGGAAAGAGTTGCCGACGGCCTTACGGTCGGCGCTAACCAATATAGCGGATTCTGCGGTGAGCCAGTCGAGCAAATAGAAACCGTCCCCGCGTTGACTGCATCGGGGCGTGGCGTGGAGCGAAACG